TGAATTATTTTTTCCAAATTGATTTTCAGAAATCGAAAAATGGACATTTATTGATGTCCGTTTTTCGATTTTCTGAAAAAGACATGAACTTTTTGTGTTTTGTGACCATAATGTAAAATTAGCGTCTGGTGGCTAAAAAAATATTTTTCACTTTGTGACGATAAAATTTTTATTTTTGATTCGGTTTTATTTAGGGAATTTTTTTCTGTCCTCTAATTAGAGGACAAATGGATTACAATTTTAATGCCGAAAATGCCCAAAAATTTAATTGCATACGATGTGACTTCGTATGCTGTAAGTTGTCTAATTGGAACAAACATTTATTGACATCTAAACACAAAAAGAATGACACAGAGTTACAAATGGATTACATTTTTGATGCCGCGAAAGATAATATTGAATATATTTGTGAATGTGGTAAAATATATAAACACAGACAAGGTCTTTGGAAGCACAGACAAAAATGTAATTTTGACGACATGCAAAACTCGATTGTAACGTGTAACGACCCCCCAAACAACGACCTCGTAACCTACTTGATGAACGAAAACAAGGAGCTGAAAAACATGATTATGGAGGTGTGCAAAAGCAATTCAAACACAATCAACAATAACATCAACAACACGTTAGGATGAGGTATATATTGACAAGACAATGTAATTATGATATAAATATGTATTGATAGATATATCATAAAATGAGCGAATACGACAAAGCAATGGAAGCTTTTTGGGGCCTGTATATTGCTGGAGCACCTGCATTGGTATTTTCAACACTTGTTGGGTTGTCTGTTGGTATATGTAGCGAACTTGACAATGCGACGTCACCCCGTACGCAGAAAAATTCGGCAATTACGTCGTTTGTCAATATAACCGGTTGTACTAGTATTGGAGTATTGTCGGGAATATTCTGGCCAATTGCAATGCCATTATTGAGTGTCGGCGCAATCTACAACAAATGGAAGCCGTCGACTAGTAAGTGCGTAGATAAACATCTATAAACACGGACAGATTTTTGAATGAAATAAATTTTTCAGTTCGCGAAAAGCATTGCGCTTATTTCGAACAATATCCTTGATGTTTTCGCGAGGAATAGGTGTAGTGTTTTCATCTGGTTTCGCCGCCTTTTTATAAGGCTGAAACGCCGAATTACTAGAAGGTTCTATGTAAACGGAATTTTTCATTTTGTAAATCATATACAATAGTTCTATATTTTCATTTTTTTTACTAAACGAAAATATTTAGATGGTAGGTTTGGTTTGGTTTAAGAAAGCTTCTTATCCTTATCAAGAGTTTTGGTTTTGTCCTCCTCTTTAAATTTCTGATAATTCTTGCCCATGGTTTCCATACTGGTTTCGCATCCACGCGCCAATAATTTAATCTGTACAATAGAAGTTAAGAGGACACCAGTGTATACAAACCACATAGCTTCGCCTATTTGGTCTCGCATAACAACCAAGTCGAACAATCTACTTTGCAACTCGAATGATTCATCGCTATCTGTTTGGAATCTCGGCTTCATCAAAACTCGCAAAGTGTCCCAATAATTCAAAAAATTCGAAGGCACCATCTGATTTATCAATATTGACTTCTCTCCGAATATTTTCATGACAGCATCGGCAGCATCTTGCATTTTACCCTTAAGCTCCGGTTGGTTGATATCCGATGCGGCATCTATTTGGGATTGGATGTTTCTTTCCATGAGAAGCTCGGTCAATATAGAATTGGCCTCATTTGACACGTAGTAATATCCAACAACGTCGGAAAATGCGCTCTTGAAACCCGGGAAGAGAACCAACACAACAATCATCACTCCAAAGATTAGAATCCAGGGAATAAATGTATAAGAGCCGGCGACTCCGATATTGTCAGTCAAATTACCTCCACACGTTGTCGCCAAGAGTGAGGAGTTCACTAGGAACTGAATAAGCACAGTCAAGAGGAAATAAACACCTAAATACGTGTAACGCTCTGATGCGTATGCTATGTAAGTTTCGTCATTAGACATTATGTCAATAGTCAGGGTCGGTTTCAGAACCATGTAATAGACAACCGTCGTCAGTATAAAAGATATGATGTTGAATAGTGGGTTTGCCATACTTATTATGTATAAATATAAATATAATTATACAATCAACAATTATGGATGATTATTTTTCTAAACCAGCATTGACGGAACCAGGCGTGAAGTATTTTCTCAGCAATACGTTGAAACAATGTCACATAGTGAAGGACAAATTTTACAACACTATGGTCAACGTCGGATTGTTTTTCATATTTATGATTGTTTTAGGGGGGATACTCTTGTACAAGTATAAGGGGCGATTGACCCCGTTGGAAAAATACAAGAAAACTAAGGAAAAACAGCAGTACATTTTGTCAAAGATTAAAGAGTTGCAAGAGTCGAAAAAGCGAGCAAGCCAAGAACTTATTACTGGACTGCCGTCGTGGGACAATGAGTACGACGCTATGAACAAACGATAGGTTTGACTTGAAACACATTTAAACATATTTCATTTCATTGCATAGAGTCTAAAATGGGCGACCTTTTTGAAATAAAACAATTTTTGGAACTATTACAAATAGAAATAGAAATGGAAAGAAAGAAAAAAAATGTGAATCTTCCAGTATCACAACTATTACAACTATCACAAACAGAAGAAAACCCACGTCTATTTGGTTATTTTAAATGTAGCAAATGTAATAAACAATGGACAAGTGCGCATTCATGGCGAAATAAATGGCAAAAATGCAGTGAATGTGAAATCAATATTCATCCATATAATCAAGAAAAGCTTGCAAAATCATCTACACGGAAACAACCTTTAAAGTCACATAATAGAGAATGTTGTCAAAAATGCATAGAACTTGGTAGAGGATGTGATTCTTAGAACCTTTAGCCTTGGAAAGATTCTGGTAATAATAAGTATAAAATAATAAGTATAATATATAAATGGCGGATACCGTAGCAGAATCAATCGATAAATATTACAAAATGAAAGATGAATATGAGAGCGGCATTAAAAAAAAGGTCGATGCTATTAGGAAAGACGATACAAAAAGCTTGAAGGAGAAGCGCAATGAGTTCAAAAAATTAAAACCACTGTGTTTGTTGTGTAAAAGGCCAGGTGGGACCATTTTTTCGACAACAGTCCAGGGAGGGAGAATAGTGTCAGCTGTTTGTGGCAGCGAAACTCCGTGCAACCTCGACATCAAAATTAACTTGGGTGAATACGAATCGGCCAGAACGATGATTGCTTCTCAGCAGGAGAATCTAAACAAACTAAAAGATACAGTCATTCACTATAAGAACCAGTTGTTGTTTGGTTACAAGACTGCCAAAGATATACTAGAGGACTATGAAGCAATTAAATCGGAAATCTCTGATGCTAACATTCGACTGGTATTCTACATACAAGAATATTTCGATATTATCGATAGTCCAAAGAAAAATGATAAATTGAAGCGTCTAGTCGAAAAATCATACAACGCGATTGGTGAAATGAAAGAGTACATTGCCAATAATAACGTAGATGACGCTGTTGGAATATATGTGCATCAGTTGTCACCAATTTTGAAAGAGATAATGCAGAACAAGTATTCGAGTAGTAGTGTCGCGTACGATGATGAAACGAAAACATTTGCATTGGTACAACAAAAATACACGTTGCAGGATATTGAGACTAATGATATCCACCAGCCCGAGGTTATCAAATTCAACATGTCTGCACCGAAAAAAGCAGCGCAGAAGCAGAAGCAACCACAAGATGATGATGACGATTCGTATGGAGAGAGATAAAATTGAACCGACTAATAGGAAAGATGCAAAAATATTATAACAACTAATTATATATCATGTTCAACTACATTTCACTGCCGACCTTTATGATAAGCTTCGCAATTGGGTTGTTGTTTATCTATTTATTGGGACCGGACATGAAGACGGTTTACATTTACCCGAGTCCAGAAAATGTCGAGAAAATATTATTCAAGGACAAGGCCGACAATTGTTTCTACTTCAAACCCGTTGAAGTCAAATGTCCGACTGATAAGAAACTAATCAACCAGATACCCATACAGGCATAGTTTTGCAAACATTATATATACATAGTATATACACAAACAATGGTCGAGTTCGGAAAATTCTTTCACACCAAAGCAGGAAAACAGATAATGTCAATACTGCTTGGATTTGGGTTGGCGTCGTTATTTAGAACTGTTTGCAAAGACAAGGACTGCGTGATATTTCATGCACCGCCTTTAGAAAAACTGAAAGATAAAATATACAGTTACGACAACAAATGTTACAAGTATGTTGCGACGCCCACAAAATGTAGCAGCGACAAGAAAATAGTAGATTTTTGAATTGTCACTATAAGTAAGTATTATTGCGTAATTATTATAATTCATCCTTCTTTGTACTAATTATGATGAGCGATTCAACTAATATTTCAGATTTGCCAACCGACCCTGCTGGTGGAAGAGGCGGTGGCGTCAACAGCAATATTACCATGAGTGCATCTGAAAATATAAACATGTCGGCTCCTTCTAGCACCTTCAATTTGGACCAAACAACGATAAATCAGATAGTGTCTGGGCTCCAGCAAGCAACTACCACTGGCGCGACAATGCTTCCGTCGAGAGACATTCCGATGAACACTGGCGGCCTTACATCAGACCCCCAAATACAGGCGAATTACATACCACCCCCTATTCAAGCCGACTATATTAAGAACTACGAAGAGACGGGTGACATTGTCGGCAATTATAACAAAAATTCAAACAGGTCGAGTTCACTCGACGACATGTACAATGAGCTCCAAACGCCGATTTTGCTGTCAGTCCTGTACTTTTTATTTCAGTTGCCGCTGTTTCGGAAGTATCTGTTCAATTACTTTCCAATCCTCTTTTCCAAGGACGGTAACTTGAACATTAATGGGTTTGTGTTCAACAGCGTCTTATTCGGCCTCATGTTCTATATGCTGAACAAGGTGACTGTCCATTTTGGACAATTCTAGTCCGGCACGCAAATGCGCGCAAACAATGATAAAATATTCAAATGATATATAATAATATTATTTGAATGATAGACGGGTATGTCAATAAGTTAATGGACAATCTGCCGGTCAAACCAAAGCACATGCGCATCGACATTGTATTGGATGGAGGGGCATTCAATGGCAGCTACTTGATAGGTGCACTGTATTTCTTGAAGGAGATGGAGAGACGCAAACACGTCACCATCGAACGAATTTCGGGCGCCAGCATTGGCTCCTTGATAGGGTTTCTGTATTGTATCGACAGGTTAGACATTGCGTGCGAAACGTACAATATTTTCAGAACCAACTTGAGCGAATCCTACAACTTCAAATGCATTAATGAACTGAAGAAGTACATTGGTTCCGATGCTCTCTCGAACGATGTTTGCAAATTGGTGAATGGCAAATTGTTCATAGTATACAATAACATAAAACGAGGAACAAAACCTGTGAAATGCGTTTACAAAGATGCCGATGAAATTATAAATACGATTACGAAGTCGTGTTATTTGCCTTTTATCACAGACGGAAACATGTTACACAATAACAAATACATTGACGGCATAAACCCGCATATCTTCAAAGAACAATCAGGTAAAAAAATTCTGTATTTGAATTTGCTCGGCTACGATAAAATTCAAGGACTGTTCAACGTGAAGAATGAAAAGACTAATTTTCACAGAATACTCACCGGAATGTTGGACATTCACTGTTTTTACATTAAAGAATCGACGACGTCAATGTGCAGCTATGTAAATGATTGGACGCTGACGCAGAAATGCAATCATTTAATCCGGCGAATTAGTGAAAAGTTGATAGTGAATTTTATTGTAATCATATTGTTTGTAAGACGAAACATACCAATCGACGTTGAATCGAACCTGTTGTACAAGGTAATATCGCGCTTGTCGTTTGAAATGTTCAAAATCATTCTAGAATTCAACCTTTAGAATCAACCTTTTCAACCTTTTTTAAAGGTTGAAAAGGTTGATAGGGTTGAAAATAAACTATTTTTCTTCGTTTTATTCTTCTTGCGCTTTTTTGGAGGTGGCGCCCTCTTATTTTTTTTGGTCGTCGTTTTTTCACTAGGTTTGTAGTTCAAGAACCATTCGTCGAACTCCTTAGTTCCGCGCTTACCCCGCAGCTCTTTGAACATTTCCGCCTTGTGTGCCCGCATTTCCTCGACAGAATCCTGGTGACCATAACACGTAACGCTGAACCGTCGAAGCAACCCCTTTTGTTGCAGGCGATTCTTCTGCTGGACATCAAATAAAAATTTCGACATGCACAAAATTCGGTCCAAGAAATTGGAATAGTACGGTCTGTTAGTGTACAAGAACGCCAAATAAAAACTCAACATTGTGTCGACGGTTGCGACCTTGATTTTGTCGCCTTTTATTTTGATAACATTGTAACTGTGGCATGCGATTGGTTTGTAAACAAACGCGATAGTGTCCTTTCCGATATTTATTTGATAGTGCTCGGGTATGACCTCCCCAATAGGTTCATATTTGATGATTTTCACGTTTTGTATTCCAGCGTCGTTCAACCGTTCCTGCACTACTTCACAGGTAGACACGGGGTCGTTGGATAGAACGTCAAAATCGGCAATATTGTGTAAATTCATCCTCTGTTTTTTGGGCATATACTGGGAATACAATATTATCGCGAATCCACCAAAGAAGACAACGCCTTCATTTATAAGTGCATGTTTTACAACATTGTATACGTCGTCCTCCTTTGATTTATCAAACATCTCTCTTTGGTATTCGACCTTGTCGCAGTCTACCGACGTAAGTGGATAGTGCTTGTTCAGAAGTCCAAGTCTCTTGAACACCTTTTCAAAGCGGTCAATTTGTCCAGCTGGTCTCGAGAGTTCGAGGTACATTGCCATTTTCAAAAAATTGGGCGGGCAATACAGTATTCCCTTGACACGAACTGCCTCCTTCTTAAGTGAATCAAACAGTTCCGCGGGGATGTAAGTCAAATCGGCTACACCAAAGTAATTGCAGAACACTTTGAAAGTGCCGTGGTGGCTGCCGGCTCGCGCTTCTACTTCAGTGTAACCGCGTTTCACAAACATGTCTGCCAACTCTTTGGCGTCGCCAAGTGCATTTGGCGTGTAGAAATCATAGTCGCTCAACTCGACGTCCTTGTCGTAAATCTTGTCTTCGCTAGGGAGCAATGCATCGATTGCCACACCTCCATAACAAATCAAGTTCTTCTTTTTTATAAATGTCTCGACAATCTCTATTATATCTTGAACATCTGGGCTATTCACAATACGTTTGCCTATTTTTTTTTCGGCTAAGTCAACGGCGCTCCGAAGAATAGCTAGCTCGCAATCTTGGAAGGTCATTGATTTATTGCAAAGTTTGGGTTTCATATTATATATATAATGATATAATATCAGATAATATCAGATAATAATTATATAACGCGCATTATCTATATTACACCAATGCCATTGGCCTTATCAGAGGCGACCTTGTAAGCCGCTGCCCTTTCAGCATTAGCCTGGGCTAAATAAACTGTTTTGAGATTCTTAGGGAAGTTATTTAGAGAATTTATAGAAGACAACTTTTTATTGTAAACCGCATCAGCGGCGGCCTTCTCAGACGCCTCCTTTACTTTTCTATCAGCAGCAGCCTTAGCTAGAGCAACCTGTTTATCAGATGTCTCCTTAAGTAGAGCATTTTGTTTATTACGGTAAGCTATAAAAGCAGCATTCATAGCTGCGGCCTTATCAGCTGCGGCCTTATCAGCTGCAGCCTTATCAGCTGCAGCTTGAGCTGCTGGATTAAAAACGGCTGGTTTTGCAATACCAATAGTCATGACTGGTTTTCCAGCAATAGGAGCAACAGGAGCAAAAGGAGTAGCTACAGTTGGTTTGGCAGCAACGGCGATAGGAGCAATAGGAGCAGCTACAGTTGGTTTGGCAGCAGCTTCCGCAACAACGGCGGCTGGGAGATTATATGCAGTCGACGCAGTCGATTTATTAGAGGAATCCGAAACAACGAATGCTGTTCCACCAACCAAATCATAACTTTGCGTTCTCGGAGCAAAGGAGTATGCTGGATTCGCGGGTGCAATCTTAACACTAGTGGCAATATACCGCAGATTTGTCGGTTTCAACTTGAACGCGCTGCCAGCTTCGTTGAAAAACATGGTGTTGTCTTTCAAGAAGTTGTCGACGTATTGATAACGCATGGCAACCATTTGGCAACCCAATTCTCGAGTCAACGGCCCACTGGGGTTCGACGGGTTTGTTCCCTTGTCGGGGAATACAATCGTCATTGCCGTCTGATTGAACTTTTTCAATTCCGCCACATCCGGCGTGTTTTTCACATCAAAATAACGGTGCGCCCTTATATACGGTGAGTTGCTGATTGCATTTATGAACTCCAACAACCCGTCTGTTTCAAGGAATGAATTGTTGGTTGCATCTACAATCAAAACAATCTTGTTCTGCAAATCCAGTATGGGTGCTTCTCCTAAATTCTTGTTGTTATTCATGAAACTGTACATGCTACCCAACATTGACCCTGTATAGGTTTTGAAAATCCTTGCGATTTCCTGATACATTACAGGGTTGTTGCTCTTGAACCGCAAATGAAGTATTATCGGGTCAGTGTAATTTGGTGCGGTAGACGAAGAGAATCCATAGTTTTGCACGACGTTCATCACGGACGAAAAATTTACGGAATTGTATGTTTCCTTTGAATAGATATTGTCGGACGTGGATGTCGAAACAACCGGCTGATTATCAACTGAATAAATTTCAAAATCCAAGCACCTCACCCCCTCATTCAAAACACTCTTCAAGTTGCAAACGTCAACGAAATCGTTCTTGTACGACCCTCCACTGCACGCATTGTATGCCGTTTTAATGTAATAGTCATACAATTTGTATTTGTGGTCAGGATTCGATTCCGCAATTGGCTTTATGTATCCATTGATAGTTGGATATAAATTGTTCATGTAAGAACATTCACTTTTCTGGAGACGATTCGTATTCAAAATATAAACAATCGTTAGAAACAGAATAAAGAGGATGAACATAAAAATCATTCTTGCTACGAAATCTTCTTCTAAATTCGATATTGCATGAATTAATGTTTGTGGTCTTTGTGACATTATTTAATATATTGTTAGAGTATTTTTATAATTGAACATGAAACAATTAAAGTTAATACAGGTTTAAATAATATTAATATAGTGTATATAATAAATGACAGGAGGCTTAATGCAATTAGTGGCTCAAGGCCAACAAAATATAATATTAAACGGCAATCCTAGCAAATCGTTTTGGAAATCGACGTATGCGAAATACACTAATTTTGGACTGCAGCATTTTAGATTAGACAGCGAAGGCACGCCGACGCTCCGCTTAACCGAAGAGTCTACATTTACGTTCAAGGTGAAGCGATATGCCGATTTGCTGATGGATTGCTATTTGTCTGTCACTATGCCTAATATATGGTCTCCGATAATGCCGCCACAAGCAGTGCAAAAAATCGACGCGAGCGGCAATCCGGTAACGATATATACGCCATGGGCGCCGTACGAGTTCAAGTGGATAGAAAATCTAGGAGCGCAGATGATAAGTAACATAACCATCACGTGTGGAAATCAGACGCTGCAAACATATTCGGGTAGATACATGCTCGCATCGGTTCAGCGCGATGTCGGGAAA